TAGTATTAAGGATTTTTTTTTGACCGTCCAAAATGGATGTTCAACAACAAATAAAAACGCAGAGTATAGAAATGGCGAATGGCATTACGACTGCGTTTTGGGGTATGGTTATTAACAACCCTGACGACAACGATTTTGTTCTCATACACAATGGACATCCCGACCATTGTAGAGAACTTATTCACACATTGGAGAAGGGTGAGAACGGCACTATCCACATTCAGGCGTGGCTTAAGTTACAGAGACAACAGCGTCTCTCCTTCGTGAAGAAACTCTTCCCGAGGGCTAACTTCAAGCCACTGACGAGTGATGAGTATATAAGGAACGCGAAGAGTTACGCACAGAAACTGGATAAGACGGCACAAAGTCCGTCCATCCACGTTTTCCAAGACCCAATGATTACACTAGAGAGTGTAATGCGGAAACTAGTAGAACACGTCATTCAAGAGACTAGCGAGAAGGATTATATGGATGAACGCTGCCCTGCGCAGTGTTGGGACAGGTATAAGTTACACGGAGACACCATTATGCGCAGTATGGTGGTGGACGACTTCCGCATAGCTAAAGTGTTCGTAAGCGATGTCTTCAAGAAGATATGGAAAGATTACGGACGAGAAGTGTTTGTGTCCATTCATAACGCACACACACACACACACACACAGCGCGAAGACGATGAAAATAATGTCGCCGTAGTAGACATACCAACGACAAATGCCGATGACGACACGCGGAGCGGGCAAGGGAGCAGGATTTTGGAAGGGGAGCACGACGACGGGACGGAGCAAGAAGACAGTGAAGATTACGACGAGTGTGAGACCGAAGGTTCCGAAGGGAGCAGCGAAAGCGGGGATAGTCAGTCTGATGAAGAAGATGATTAGTCAGGGTGAGGAGACGAAGTATGTCGCCCTGAACAACTTCACCCCGCTCCAACCTGTGCTGGTTCCCGCAGGAGCCAGCAGTCCTATCAACAGTATGCTGCCCATCTTGTCTCAAGGCACGGATGATTGGCAGCGTATCGGTGAACAGATTCAGCCTACGGCTGCGTCTGTGAACTTTCGTTTCCAGTTCATCCCCGAGGTGAACGCCACAGAGGATTTGACCGTAGTTTTGTATATTCTTACATACAAGAAGGTCAAGTCTTTTCCTCTCGCCATCGCAGACCCAACAGTGTGCCAGTTCCTTGACAATGGTCAGGGAGCAGCACAGTTTTTTCAACCTAACAACGAGGCACTCGGACCGCCCGCCGTATATGACTGCGGCGCACAGATTAGCGCAATGATGCCTATTCATAAGTCAACCCATACGTTGCTTAAGAAAAAGGTTTTCCGTTTTGTGCGCAATCAGGGAGTTACCGACTTTGACGCCACACCGAGCGCCACCCCCAATATTCGCGCCAATCACCACGAATATACTTATAAGTTCAAGAAGCTTCCCAAGCTCAAGTATGAGGATAATCACGCACAGTATCCTTCAAACTTCGCACCGTTTGCTCTCGCATACGTTTATACCAACAGCGGCCGCGCACTCGCAACTCCCAGTCCTATCGGCTGGAGTATGCGTTCCAATCTTTATTTCAAGGATTCCTAGAAATATATATTTGCGATTGAGGCCTTGGGGCCGGCGTAAGCGGGGGCAACGAGTGGAGTAAGTGGCCTTTAGGCCCGACGACTTACCACGAATGAGGGGGGGGGTCCTGCCCGAGAGGCAGGTTCCCGACTCCCCCCCCCGAATGAAGCAACCGACAGACCAGAAAAAAATCCTA